ATTTCACCATTCATTAACTTTTGTTCAAGGTGTCCGATTGCGAACGTGTGTGGTTCTTCTTCCGCTGGCACTTCTTCAGCCTTGATCCCTTCAAGAAGGTTTTTGATTGTAGCCGATTCGATTAGGTGAGTGTATGCCTTTTGTGCGTCCTGTCCTTTGAACTGGTTGTGCAGTTCATTGGCTTTCATTAGTTCTTTTTCTAGGTACATTGTGATTTCTTCTGCTGTTTTCATGCCGTTACGCCGCCTTTTTTTAGTATGGTGTATGACACGGCACTGGTCGATGCCGTGTCATAGTCCATACGGAAGATTAAAAAAAATCAACCGCACGGACATGGTTTCCTTCCACATGGATTTCTTTGACCAATCCCCGCCAGAACCGCCGCTTGTCTTCCACGGACAGTGTTTCATATATCCCCCGGAAGTCCGTTTCAAGTGTTGCCTTCAGTGCTTCAATGTCAGTTTCTTCCGGATCATCAAGTTTTTCCATTTCCGCTTGTTTGATCTGCTGTTTAATTTCTGCCGTTTCTTGGAGATATTCCGCATCAGATTTGTTTCCTGCCATATACACCACTTCAAGTCTGCGTAACTTTTCACGCAGTGCCGCCACATCTGTTTTGGGTTTCTTTTTCGGTTTGGTGCGTTCCAATTCAACCCTTGCGATTTCTCCCCGCAGAAGGTCTTCCAGATTGTCCAGCAACCATTTTTCTGTCTTGGCTTCAGAAATCGTGTGGCGGTTATCACAAGTACGGATTTCCTTGTGTCTGCATCTGTATGATCTGTATTCTTTGGTTTCTCCGGTGCTGAGTTTCCGTGTGCAATAGCTTGAAATCATCGTTCTACCGCACAAAGGGCATTTGATCAAACCTGTGAACAGGTACACCCGGTTTCCTTGTGTCTTTTTGATGCTTCCCCGGTTCTGTAACATTGCCCAATCTTCCTTTGATACATATGGTTCACAATATTCTTCCACATCTTTGTACGTACCCGTGTATATCTCATTATGTGCCACATCGAACCACAATTTTTTGTTTCGGTTTATGCCGTATACACGATTCACATACCTTGCGGCCTTCGATACATTCTGATACTTTACGGCAATATCCCAAAAATCCTGCATGGCTTCTTCAAGATCAGGATCTTTCACAAGTCGCATGATCCCGGATTCATCCTTTTCCTTTGTATATCCAAACGGCATGGATTTTGGCCCGAACCATGCTTCTTTATTTTGCCGTTTCTTTTCAAACACCACCCGGACACGCTCGGCACCCTTTTCCCGTTCGTTTTGGGCAATGGCTAGGAATATGGTGATTGCCATGCGGCCGTTGGCTGTGGTTGTGTCGTAGTCCTCCCAGATAGCTTTCCATTCAACCTTGTGTTCATCAAGGATTTCTTGTACCTTGAAATATTCCTTAACGTTACGGAACCAGCGGTCAAGCCTAGTGAAAAGCACTATATCCACTTTTCCACCCTTCACATCTTCCAGTAATCTTGACATTTCAGGCCGTCTAAATGCGGCCTTGCCACCGGAAACACCATCATCCGTATAATGGTCAACAATCTTCATTTTGTTCTTTCCACAGTATTCTTCAAGTGCATCAATTTGTGTTTTGATAGAATAACCATATTTGGCCTGTTCATCCGTTGAAACGCGCTCATACAATCCAGCCCGTAAAACCACCATTCTGATTCCCCCTTTTCGACAAATTTCACCATGGTGCTTGTGGTACAATTTACATGTGGAACGGATGTTCCTGTCTGTGTATAATCATTGTGTATACCTTTTTGGTATATCACCCCCCGGTGCGTAAAGAAAGGAGTTGCTGAACATGAAAGAAGAATATGTCCAGCGGATCACGGAACTGTTGCAACGGTGCCATGATGTTTCCCTTCTGGATTTAATTTTCCAGCTACTTCAGAAAAGCCAACAGACCTGACAGTTTTTCCGGATCCATTTCATGGATGGCATTGACCACCTGAAAGAACTGTTCATCCTGTTGCATCCGCAGAACAATGTCCGCTTGGACATTGTTCTTTTTTTGCATTTCCCGGTGTTCTTCCGTCCGTTCTTCAATCAGATCTGACTTCAGGATCCCAAAGTAATTGGCCAACATTTCAATCTTGTCAATGCGCGGGTATTTCTTTGCCTTTACCCAGTCATTGAATGTGGATGTGGCCACACCAACCATTTCAGCCAATTCCTTCTGACTTTTCCCTGACCGTTCAATATAATAGGTCAGATTATTAGCCAACACCTGCTTGTTGCCAATGCTCGACTTCACTTATATCACCCCCTTGTCTGAATTCTACACCCAATCCGCTAAAAAGTAAAGAAAAAAAGAAGGAAGTCCGCTTTTGGGTGTTGACTTTTTCTGAATGTGTGCTATTATAACCACGGTACTTCCGCTTTGGGCGGATTTGAAAGGACGGTGAAAAGCATGGCAGTTATTGTGAAGATGACTTTAGAAGCGGCGCGTGTCAATGCCGGTTTGCTTCAGAAGGAAGCGGCAGAGAAGCTGGGAATCAGCAACAAGACCCTTGGCAAGTGGGAAAACTATGAATCTTTTCCCGGTGCTGATATGATCCCCAAGATCTGTGATCTGTATGGTGTCACCTATGATCACATCAATTTTTTACCCAAGCATCCGCTTTAAGCGGAAGCGGAAAGGAAGCCCAAAATGAAATACTCGTCTGACTTGAAGACACGGATTGAAAAGATCTTGTCTGAAATCCTGTCTGACAAGCATGAATGCAAGGTGACCTTGCGGTTTGAAGAAAAGAAGGTGGCCGCATGAAGCACGGCAAGAAACCCACGGCGGCACAGCGGAAGCTGATCCAGAAGTGGAATCTGGATCCGGCCAACTGGCTGGTGGTCAAGGACACCCCCAGTGAAATGGTGCTGATTCACCGACACTTTGACAGCAAGACCAAGGTGATCCCCAAGGGGGAAGTGGTATGAAGCTATTCCAGCACCAGATCGATGGTCTGAAGCTGACTGAAGGCCACCCCAACTGTGCCCTGTACTGGGACATGGGTCTTGGCAAGACCTTTGGTGGATCTGAAAAGATGATGACCTATGGTAACCGGGTGAATCTGGTGATCTGCCAGAAGTCCAAGGTCAATGACTGGGTGAATCACTTCAAAGAACATTATACAAAAAATTGTATCTTTGACCTGACCAAGAAGACGGATTTGGAATTCTTCATTGAACAAGTGAAGTATGAAGTCCCCACATTGATGATTGGTGTCATCAATTATGAACTGGCATGGCGGCGGAAGGATCTGCTGAAACTGAAGGATTTCACCCTGATGCTGGATGAATCTTCCCTGATTCAGAACCGGAAGGCCAAACAGACCAAGTTCATCCTTCATCTGAAACCCAAGAATGTGATTCTGCTGTCCGGTACACCTACCGCTGGCAAGTATGAAAATCTGTGGACACAGGCACATCTGCTGGGCTGGGACATTTCTGAAGATCTGTACAACCGGCAATATGTGAATTGGAAGACGGTTGAATCTGATGGATTCTTCCACAAGATTGTGGACATGGATGATCCCTACAAGAATGTGGAGCGACTGAAGCAGAAGTTCCGGGATCATGGCGCGGTGTTCATGAAGACTGAAGAAGTCTTTGACTTGCCGGAACAGACATTCACCACAGTGATGATTCCCACATCCAAGGAATACCGGAAATTCATCAAGACCGGATATGTCCAGATGCCGGATGGATCTGAACTGATTGGTGATCAGGTCTTCACTAAAAGACTGTATTCCAGACAGCTGTGTGGAATGTACAGTCAGGCCAAGATTGATGCCTTCCGGGACTTGCTTGCATCAACCAATGACCGGGTGATTGTGTTCTATAACTTCACAGCGGAACTGGTAGAACTGGAAGCGGTGTGTCATGACTTGGGAAGGCCATTCAGCATGGTCAATGGATCCATCAAGCGGCTGGATGAATATGAACAGTATGACAATTCAGTCACCCTGATCCAGTATCAGGCCGGTGCAATGGGTCTGAATCTTCAGAAGGCAAACAAGATCATTTATTTCACACTGCCGGAACGGTCTGAACTGTTTGAACAGTCCAAGGCACGGATCCACCGCATTGGTCAGAACCGGCCATGTTTTTATTGGATCCTGATGTGTGAAAAATCCGTGGAAGAAGATATCCACCAGACACTTCTGGAAAGAAAAGACTTCACGGATGAATTATTTATTGAAAAAGGAAGGAAATAAAAATGGCTATTACCTGTAAAGTTGCAGACGGCAACTGCCCCATGGCATTGACCATCTGCTGTTATACCTGCGGATTCAAGGCCAACTGTGGCAACTGCTGTGAAGATGTCAAGGCCGGGAAGAATCCCAACACCTGCCCTGATGCAGAAGTCACTGAATCTGACATCATGGCATTCCAGTCCGCCATTCCCGGCACCCTTCAGAAAATCACCAACCTGTTCCAGATGAAAAAGCAGATGGACGAACAGGAAAAGATGCTGAAGGCCGAACTGCTGAAGGCCATGGAAATGCACGGCATCAAGTCCTTTGAGAATGACCACATCAAGATGACCTATGTGGCACCCACCATCAAGACCACCATTGACAGCAAGCTGTTGAAGAAAGAATGTCCTGACATCTATGCCCAGTACAGCAAGACATCCGGTGTGTCTGCATCTGTCCGGGTCAGCCTGAAGGGTGGTGGCAAGTGATGAAAAAGGAATTTTTGAATCACCTGACTTGGGTGGTCAACCAGCTGGCACAGGAACCCGTCTGGGGGAAGGTGTACGGAAGAAGTTCTGACATCTGGGATCAGTTTTATGGATCCCTGAAGAAATATCTGGATGTCACCAAGCTGACCCGTGAAGAAGCGGTTGAATTGCGGTTTTGCAAGTGGGATGAAGAAAGTGACCTGTATCTATTCCCCTTGTGGATGGTTCCCCTGATTCCAGATGGTCTGATAGTCACTTCCATCAGTGGTAAAACATTCCCCTTTGATTCCAAAACCACTGACACAGACACCAGATTTGGGTGTGTGGCCTTTGGTCTGATATTCCCGGAAGGTGATGCCTGATGGCCGCTGAAAAACAATTTGAAGAAAAGCTGAAGCGGTGGTTGGAATCTGTAGGGATTTACGCGCTGGGCACACCCAAGCAGGACATGCACATACCCCCCTGTGGATATTGGGAAAAGCGGTGGGGTGGCGGCAAGTACATCAAGGCAGGAATGCCAGACATGCACATTGTGGTGAACTGCATCAGCCTTGAAGTGGAACTGAAGGCACCCAATGGAAGGCCGTCTGAAATCCAGATCCAGAAGCTGAACCAGATCGATGAAGCCGGATGCATTTCCATGGTGCTGTTCCCCAAGGACTTTCCAAAGTTCCAGAAGCTGGTCAAGTACATCATAGGTGGTACGTTCTGCGGAGATCCGCAAGATATTGTGACCTATTGTGGTCTTGAAAGGGGTTGGAAGAAATGAATGAAACAGTTCAACTGGTACTGATCCTGTGCATCACCTTCATTGTGATCACGGCAATGTACAACTGGAAGGGATGGTGGAAGAAGTGAAGCACAGTGCACTTGGCTATTCTGCCGTGTCCACCTTTGAACAGTGTCCCTTCAAATACAAGTTGCAGTATGTGGACGGCCTGAAGACCTTGCCTTCCACAGATGCGGCCAATCCGCTGATCATCGGCACGGCACTTCACCGGGGCATTGAAACGGATGCAGACACTGCCATCCGGGAATATTTCAACGGCTTCCCCATCATCACGGATCAACACATAGATGAAGAAATCAAATTGCGGTACCTGATCCCCAAGGTGAAGAAAGTGATCCCGGAAGGTGTTCATGAAGTGCAGGTGGTGGACACCAATTTCATTGGAACGCTGGATCTACTGCTTCCGGTGTCCAAGGCACTTCACCCGGAACTGGATGGTGATTGGTTTGATCTGTTTGATTTCAAGTACATCAACCCCAAGAACCAAGACCGGTATCTGGAATCCAGACAGCCCCATCTGTACAAGTATTACTTTGAAAAGATGAATCCCGGCAAGTACATCCGGAATACGGGCTTCATCTTTGTGCCCAAGGTGCAGATCCGGCAGAAGAAAACAGAAGACCTGTTCCAGTTCCGGAAGCGGCTGATGGAAGAACTGGAACAGGTGCAGATCATCCAGTCATTCATTGACTATGATCCCCAGATGGTCATTGATCATCTGGAACTGACACAGGATATTTTGACCTGTGATGAATTCCCTAAAAATCAAACCAGACTGTGTGACTGGTGTGATTATAAAAATTATTGTGAAAAAGGAGATTTGAACGATATGGCATTACCTAGCATTGAGCGTGTGCCGGTGAACTTCAGCCAGCACAAGAAAATCTGGATCTATGGTGCACCCTTCAGTGGAAAGACCACTGTCTGTGACAGTG